ATCAAATTCTGATAAAAATTCTAAAAGCAACGTGTTTTTTATCTCTGTTCTTGTGCTCATTAGATTATCCTACTATTTCTTAAAACAACCTCTCCTTTTTGTAATGCTTTTTCTTTAAATTTCTGAGGAGATATTTTACTTGTTCCGTCATTAACATATTTAGCATAAGGGACAGTATATGTTATGTATATATTATGTGAGTTTAACATCAGCCTTGTAGGTGTGTTTATAAATATATTGAATAACCTATTTCTCTTTGTTACATCAACATTCCTCTTTGAACCCACAGTATCTAATATAGAATTATTAATATTTACGAATATATTACTTCTTAACCAACCAGTTTTTTTAGGGGCACCCCCTGACTGTTTTGGTAATAATGTCTTATCAAAAATAGCTCTTACTATATCTTTTATTATTTTTGACATAGAGTCTTCTATTTTATTTTTTTCAGTATTAATTTCGTTGATAAATTGTGATAAATTAGTGCTCATAATAATTCGTAAATAACTATTTTCTTATTTCCTTAATATTAGTTCATAATAAATTATTTCATCTTTATCATAATAAGGTATTATTTTTATAATATTATAATGAATATAACCGTCTATAATTTTATCATCCAATGATGGAGAGATATCCAAATATCCTACACATAATTTAATATCATCTTCTTGTATAAGCCCATTTGATTCAATATAATTTATTGAAGATTGATACCCTAAAATATTAAGATCTGAGTATGATATAATAGGTGAATCACTTGGGTCTATTATATCAATTCCAGTGGATGTAATATATCTTAAAGTAAGATTCCTACCATATCTATTTATAAGATATTGGATTGAATTTTTTAAAGTCATTTATTTTACAAGTCTCTTTAATATTTCATCTGTCTTAGCTTGTCTTTCTTCAAGTCTTGCTAATGCAAGAGCAACATCTTTTGTACTATCAGCAACATCTTTCAATGTTAATCGTAAAGCTTTGTATGATTGATCTGTATTCTTAATTTCTGTATTTACTTTGCTTAGTTCAACTCGCATTATATTAATATCTGATTGATACTGCCTTGAACAAGCTTCTAATTGCGATATCCTTGTCTCTAATACTGCATCATTTGTTGTAAATGTAGCGTAAGAAGTACCGATGCCAATAATTAAACCTATCACAATCCCAACTAACCACTTCAAATCATCTCTATTCACACAATTCACCTAAATTTGTAATATATTTATGAATTAATCTCTATCCCGCCTCTCAATGACGCAACGTATACTGAACTACCGCTTACATAATCACCTTGCACACTCATTTTAATATCTGTTTTTTCTATAAACTTATCAGACATATTTAACGGCCTAACTATTGCTGAATTTATAGTAAATAACTCACCTCTGGATATGAAAACATTATCTCCAAACTCTCTGGCTTTAGGTGTGAATATAACAGTATTCAAATTAGTTGTATTACCACCTTTTCCACTTGCTACATGAACAGAAATTAAATATAATGTCTTTCCAGCAGGCACTGTAAATCTTAAATCTCTACAAATTGTTAATCCTGCTGAGATAGCACTATAAGTTATGGTTCCTGCTACACCTTAACCTGTAATAATAGTCGAATCAACAACAGCGATAATACCTAATTTATTGTCATCTTTCTTCTGATTACGAATATAAAAATTTGTTAAAGGATCTACAGTAATTGACCAAGAAGCATTAGGAACAATAACAAGCCCATATTCAGAAGCAGTGGGTTCAGTGTCAGAACTCTTGAACTCTAAAGGATAAGGGGATACATTTTGAATAGTATAAGTTTTATTATTTTCTAAAGATAATTCAAAAACAATATCTATCCAATTAATTCCTATATTAGTTATTGTAAATGTGTTCATTACTTAATTCTACAATGAATAAAGAAGACCAGAATAAATATCATCAGATGTGTCTGTATCATTGACCTCAATATTATCACCTGGGGAAATATACATAAAACCTGTAGTGTATTGAGTTAATCCTGTATAACCAAATTCAGCACAGACATCAGGTAATGCATTTAAATAATCTTCCCAGGATTCTCTTTCTCCACTTTGGAAATAAGATTCTTCTATCTTACCTTGAATCTTTGTACTCTTTAATCCTCCAGAAGATGTAGCTTTAGCTTTATTAACATTGGCTATACTTTTAAGGCTCTTGCAAAGGACTTCTTCATAGTTATCATCATCATCACCTACAGTTGTGATGACTTTTTCATACAATGTTGCAATCTGATTACTTGTAAGAACATTATCAGAACGCATATAAAGGTCAATATCTGCTTCTAAAACATCACGATCAATTGTTGCCATTAATATCTCCTGAAGTTTAAAATTAGGGGCATCTCTGCCCCTTTAAACAGTGTAATAATGCTTATCATGTATTTACAAGAGGTCTAATTAAATCCGGCTTTTTATTAAAGAAGAGTTTGTTTTCTTCAGTAATCAGAGTAACTCCCTGCCGGTTGTCAATAGTATACCAGGAATAACGTTTCATAGCCTCCTGGCCTAAATATTCGCGGGTCATCGCCGGAGCGAATGCTCTGCCCATGAAGTTAGAAACGCCTATAGGAACCATAAATGCAAGAGTATCCCCAATCAGTTTAGTACCTGATACAATTTCAGCACCATAATTGATATAAATCAATCCGTCCTGGTCACCTTTGAACCAATCATATCTAAAAGTGCTTGAACCCCAATCAGAACTGTCCACTTCCATTGAAGCCAAATCAATGGTAGATTTCAAAGGTCTACCAAGGGATTCATTTCTTTCAATATCAAGACGCTGCTCAAAGAAAGTATCTCCACAAATAACAACAATTGCATTTGCATTATCACCATATTTAGCAAGTGTGGTCAAAAGTTCTTTCTTTTCATTTCTGAGCAAAGCAATATGATCAGCACTCGTACTATCCAGTTCCATACTAACAGCAGAAGGACGAGAAGTACCTATAATATCAGTATAAAAATTATACTGAGTGAAAGGGCCACCATCAATTCTATTCACATCAGAAACAAGGAGATCCCTATAACCAAGTTCATCATGAAGCATATAACCAGTATCAATCTTATCAGTCATTTTTGCTACAAGATAATCCTCAGTCATCATATCAGAAGTACCAGGAATACGTCTGTTGTAATAATCCATAGGAGCTACATTAGCCCTAGAACCAAAAGACGGTACTTCAAAGTATTTCACTTTGGCAGAATCTTTAGGTACATCTTTTCCGTATTCATCATATCTTTTACCACCCGGAATCTGAACAGTATTAGTTTCCTGATCATAGTAAAACATATGCGTAGTTAAAGTTTCATCATACCCACCCAAAAGAGCAGTTAAAAGCTTTGGCTTTACAGGGCCTTTCTGAGTAGATGCAGTAACATCTACATAAGACCAAGGATTTCCTTGCATAGTCGCCATAGCTTTTTTTACTTCAGTATCATTAACAGAACTTACATTAATATTCATTTTATTTTCTTCTCTCCTTTATTATACAAAAGTAGGATCAACAGTTGTTCCGCTTTCAACAATAGTGATACCTTGTTTCTGCAAAGCAGTATAAAATTCATCTTGATCAGCTTCAACAGTGGTTCCCCACTCAAAACCGTCCTTTGCAAGTGCAGCAGGGCCACGATAAATAGAAGTCATGTAAACAGCGGTAGAGGACAAAGTGGTATCTTCATAGTTAAATCCTCTACCCTCAGCAGGACCAACAATTACTGCAAGATGAGCACCATTCGGAAGAGGGGAATCAACCCCATTACCTGAATATGCAGGACGACACAACCATACAACACCATCAGTTTCCGTAGTTGTAGCACCAGGAATAGCTACAAAAGTAGGCTCACCTTCAATATCATTAGAAGTTCCAGCAGTAATACATACGTATTCATAACCATCCTGTGTAGTAGGTTTTACAACATCACCTGCTGAATAAGCTGTACTCGCAGCCCAATCGCTATTTGCAGCGAACTCAATAAATGCTGAATCGGACTCACTCCACATCACAGGTACGCCAATATTATCAATATCTCCACCACCTTTAACTTCAATTGAAGCAAAGCAGTAATTAACTCCGAACTGATCCTCGAACTTATTATAAGCTTTTACGAGTTCAGAAAATTTATCTCTTGTAGTTCCCCCAGTCAAATCTGGCATAACATTTCTCCTTTAAATTAATTCATTCTTTCTTAAATATTCACTTGCTGCTACTTTCTATAAGCAGAAATTCTCTCATTAATAGATTTTTCTACAACTCCACCTTCTCCTTCAGCACCTTCTTCTTTAGAAAGCTTTTTCTGAAGTTCATTCTCTTCTTTAGGTACTTCTTTCTCAATCTCAAAAGCTTTAAGATCAGCAAAAGCTTTAGTAATAATAGTCTGATCAGCATCGTCAAGCTTGACAAGAATATCAGCTACTTCAGCATCAACCTCAAAATCTTCAATAGATTTCTGTACTTTCATAAGCTTTTTCTCAGCTTCAGCTTCAGCAGCTACTTTTTGCTGTTCTTTAAGAAGTTTCAAAGCATCATCAAGTCTCTTCTGAAGTTCTTCGTTCTTAGTTTCCATTTCTTTCTTAAGGTCTTCTGTAATTACTTCGTTCATCTTAGTTTCCTTTTTAGTTGGTTTTTTATTTATTTTCTTGAGTATTTCTTTTTCAGTATCAGTTAATTCTTCTTTTGATTTTAAGAGTAAAGGGTCATCTCTCATAGAAGCTGCATTTGTAACGTAATGAATATGAGGCCCAAGCCCTTCATCCTCAAAATCAAAGGATACTTCTTCAAGCCATATTTTAGGTTGTTTAAATTTCTTTTCTTTAATACTATTAAGTTTACTCATCAGTGTAATCCTTATTTTCTACTTTATTCCCTCTTGCTCCTATACTTAGTCCTCCTAATTCCCCTGATTTTCTCATTTGCCATAACTCAGGATTATGGAATTTAGTTTTAACAAGAGCAGAACCTTCAGGGACAAATGTGCCACCTATTTCACAATCAACTTCATTAACCCAAATTTTAAGAATTTCAATATCATCCCTATTTTCTTTGTGAAAAAGACCAGATGATAATCTCCCTTCATCCAAAGCCTTATTAGCACTCTCAACCATTTTCATGATAGTTTCTTTACTCATGCCTTCACCATGGCCATCAGTTTCACCAGGATAAGAATACATAATCTCAACAGCGGTCATTTCTTCTTCTACAAATTTCTGTATAGAAACTAAATCCTTCTCTTCTTTCTTAAACCTCTTAAAAACCTTCTCAATAATCCCTTCAACCCAATTCATATCTTCGTAATCTTTACTTTTATTTACATCACCACTTTCAGAAAACAAAGGGTGTTTATCTTTTATTTCTTTGTAAGATGTTTCTTTTTCTACTTTAACAGGTTTATGTCCTAAAGAAACTGTAACACCATCTAACATATATTCCACTTTATATGTTACATCATAATAACGTTCTGTGCCATTTTTGTATTCATAAAAATTTACATCCCAATATACATATTCTTGGTCAAAATCAACCGTCCAACTAACATGACCATTTTCAAATACGAATTGTTCCTGAATAGCTCTTCTTAGAAGATCTTCAACATCTTTAAAGGTAGCCTTTTCTATCTTTGAAAGATCCTCCATTATAATTGTCTTTTGCATTTGGTTACCTTTATCTTTATTCTTCTTTGAGTAATAAGCTTTCTGTGCTTTTTCTGCTGAAGCTTTAGAAGAAAATGTGCAGTTATTCCCAAAGCACCATTTACCTTTTTGTTTGTTGTACTTAACTGGCATTATTCCCTCCTATTTATCAATAAAAACCGGATTACCAGTTTTAGCATCAATCAAAGTGATTTGATCTTCTGTTTCGGATTCAAACACTAAAGATTTACTCATAGTATTCTCATTATTAGCTACACTCTGGTCAACGCCATCCTTACCTCCATAAGAATTCGAAGTACCTTCTCCTGCTGTAGACATCCCATCACCTGCTCTGGATTGCCCTTTATCAGAATAATCTAATTTATCTAACCCTTCTGAAGACCAGCCCATTTGC